CATTGTAAATTGTATTTCCAAATTCTTGTTTTACTTTCAATCAATCACCCTCTTTTGTGTCCAGTATTGATAAGTCATCATTGCTGTCTTTAGTAAATTGTAGTTAGTTGCACTTGGATTTTCTTTGAAATGCCTTACTGCCATATCAATACCTTCACTTGATGCTGTTTTACCATTTTCTACTTCTTCTTTCGGTGCGGCTTCGTAAACCGTACCATAGGCTTTTGTTATTATTTCATTTATTTTTTCTTCCATTTTTATTCCTCCTTTATTATTGGTGGGATGTAGTCTTTGTCATACAAAACAAATAATTCTGTATGACAATGACTACAAAGTTGGACTAGAATATTATTTTCTATTTCTTCTAGTTCCATTGTTTTAAATTCCATAAACACCATCGTTGATGCTACTAACCCACACTTGTAGCACTTAGGAATTTTTTCTTTACGCTCTTTTACAAAGAACTGCTTTAACCAGTTAAGCATTTAATTCACCAAGAATCATATTTGACCCTTGAAGAATTTCTTGTAGGCTTCGATAACTTTTCTCACCCGAAGGTGAGGGTTATCGTCAAGAAACTTATCAAATTCCTTGATTAGTCCTACAAGATATTCCCCATCTTTATTTAAATCTTCTTTCGGTTTAGACCGTGTTTGTCTCTTACTGTTTTTCTTCTGTGTCATTGCTCTCCCTCAAAGGTGTCGTATTGTTTCTTGTTGGTAATCATGATACTGGCTTTCCTTTTAGTGATGTTATCAAACTCACCATCATAACCCAAGTTAGTTAGGTATTCCTTTTGTTTAATTGTAGCAGGTTCACCACTACAAATATTCTTAAGAGTTTTTAGTTGATTAACTGATAACTCATTACCGCTAGCCATTCTTCTTCTAATATCTATTAGGAAAGAAGATTCCCATATTGATATAGGGAAGTTACCGTCAAAGACAGGTAGGCCATAGTAGTCGCACATATTTGTGAACTCACTAACTTCTGCATTATTGAACATAGACAAGTCATTTAGTAGTTCTCTTTCTTGAGAAAACTTATCACCATTAGAAATCTTAAGTTCGGCTTGGCGTACTTTTTCTCTTTCTTGACGCTCGACTTCCTGTTGTCTTTGTAACTTTAGTCTCTCAGCCCTTTGTTTTTCCCATTCTAAATCTCTAAGTCGTTGTCGCTCTTGTCTTTCTAAACGCTCTTGTTCTTGTCTTTCCATTCTTTCATGTTGTTTTTTAGTTGCCTTATCGAGTCTAGCATCTTCGGCTTCTACTCTTGCTTTATGCTCGACATCGTACATTACACTAAAGTAATTTAAGTCTGCCCACAATTTATCATTAGGATATCCTCTAGTTGTTGATTGATTCTTAGAGTTATGTGGGTGATTCCATCGCCATACGATAGATGACATTTGATAGTTCTCTTCACCAAGTTTACCACTACCACGCTTTAGCATGCGACTTCTAATCTTATATTTTTTATCATCAAAACACCAATATTGGTTTTTAGACTTAACATTGATTCTCAAATCAGCCTCTTTGATTTTATCAAACATTTGAGTGAAGTGTTCACCATTAGTATGCCACCATGCTGTTTGAATCATAGATTGCGTTCTTTCATTAATCCACTGTTGAATCATTTCATCAGTAATCTCCGACTCTTTGAGTCCGGTTCTCTCTTTGATTTCTCTAAGAATAAGATATGAACCGATATGTTCACTACCAACACATTCTTCATTGCCGTTTTCCGTATTCAATATCTTGAAGTGATAGACAACTCTATGCCCACAAAGACACTTACCCGCATGTTCATTCACCCATGATGGTCTTTCATTGGAATTACCACTCCACCAAACATCTCCGGTAGCAATCCATTCAAGTTTTGCTTCTTCATAGTTGTCTGCGTTAGATAGTTCTACCATATTTGCGATAAGTTTCTTATCCCAATGTCCGTCACCTAAACTTCTTTTTGCTCTAATTATTTCTGTTTCCATTTTTATTCCTCCATTCATATATTTTTATTATTGATGTGACGATTAAGCCGAAGATTACAAATAATGTTAAATTAATAAAAGGTAACATATAGTAAAATTCAGGACTTAATCTATCACTCATTCAGTTCTTTGGTCTTGGCCCACAATAATATAAGTTTTGCTTAGCCCTTGTTATAGCAACATAACAAATGTTTCTTTCTTCTTGCATATTAGATGCTTTTGGATGTGGCATTCTTTCTGTTGCTAGGATGAATACATTATCAGCCTCAAGACCTTTAGCCTTGTGAACAGTTGATAATTTAATATCACCTCTTGTTTTACTGTTAAACAGTTTCTCGATTTCTGTTATGATACCGCCGACATGGTTAGCCTTTGTAGCGAATATCTTTACACATTCATACTTATCACTAAGTGTGTTTGCTTGGTTTTGCTTCTCAGCCGCAACCAGTTTGTTGTATTCTGTGTGGTAGTTCATGTTGAGTAATTCAACAAAGTCTTCGGATGACATACCACTATTCTTGGTTATTTTATTTACATAGTTCACTAAACCTTTATGCATGTCACGACCTAGAATATATGCTGACTTACCTTGTGTGATTAAATCATAGAAAGCACCGACTAGTGGTGCATTATATCTGCACAAAACCATGTCACCCTTCTGTGGGTTTAGATATGCATTAACATGAACATTACCTGTTTCAGCAGTTTCTAAACAATTGAAGTCTTTGACATATCTGTTTGCTTCTGCAACTACTAACTTAGGACATCTCCATGTTAGAGTCAAACCAAACTCTTTGACAATTTTACCTCTTAATTCTAATTGTTTCTTGAAGATACCAATACTTCCGCTATCTGCTCCTCGGAAGCCATAGATTGCTTGATTTTTATCTCCAACAATAATACATCTGCCGATTTGTGTGCAAGCCAAAACTAGTTGTCTTTGCATCTCATTGAAGTCTTGTGCTTCATCTACGAATAGAATGTCATATTGTGGTAGTGGATAGTTGTTGACTAGTGGTAGCCAAATCATATCATCAAAGTCAATTTCATAGGTGTTTGATTTACACTCATCGAGTATTTGACAAACTGCTTGAACGCCCATAACTTCTTCATTATCATTACTGAACTGAATGTTATATTCGTCAATCAACTTGTAGATTTCTTTCTCATTGGTACAATCAATCATTGAACCTTTTACCAAACTGATTAGTTTGATAAGTGGTTGTGCTTGATAATCACGACCAAAGATTTCATCAATGATGTTCTTTACTTTCCACTTGTTCATTTTGATTTTACCGACACTATCTCTAACTGCTTTCATGCCTAATGCGTGAAATGTCTTTGCTTCTACACCTTCGGGTAGCCTTTCATTTAGTTCGGTTTGAATAGATTTGTTAAAGCATAGGAATCCTTTCCTAGCCTCGTTTGCTCTATTTGCACCTTCTACGATTGTGAAAGTCTTACCTGTTCCTGCACCGGCATTGACTATTACATCATTGGTTGTGTTCGTTATTTCGTTCCATATTTTATCTTGTTCTTCTGTTCCTTTTATCATTATTATTCACCATTTTTATTTCGGGGAAAGTGAGGTGGTTGATTGAATTGAGTAACGCATGTTCCCCCCGAAACATGGTAAAATTATCTAGGAATGATAATACTTCTTTGTTGCCACTTTACTTACAATTCAATCAACCGTGAAACTATAACAAAAGTTAGTGAAACTAACTAGTGTTGTAGTCGAGGGGTGGATGGTCATTTGACCAATACTAGGGGGCAGGGGGGGTATATAAAGACCCCTCACCGTCGCCCGACCCCTCTCCGACAACGAAAGTTAGTGAATTTACTCTTCTTCAAGAGGCATTATTCCCTCTAGCGTTCCATCCCACTGTCCTAAACGATATTCTTTTTTGAGCCTAGTAATTAGCCTCTTTTTATTGGCTATTGCATACTCTTTACTTGTTTTGTAGAACCCACCGCCGGATTTCTTATGTCTAGGAGTGATGCATATGATTATTGGGTCATGCTCCATGTATTGCATACAGGCCTCATACATTTTCTTACCTAGTCTCTCTACATTTACCCTCACCTTAGCAGGAAGGTCACTCTTGTTACCCTTATGGAACGGAGTTCCTTCCTTATCCCTCAAGAGAGCCTTTAGGGATTTTAGCACCCCCACTCTAGCCCTTTCATCGTTATTTCCAACCTCAAGATTCAACCTCAAGATTTGAATTAGCCCATCGGACAATTCTGCACCCGATTCTAAATATTCTTCTACATCCAGTTTGACATTTTGCCACTTATCTTCTTCCATTAGTTTACTTACTGTTCAAATTATATATAAAGGAGGCTTTATCTGAATAAGGCAAAAATAATTCTATCGTTTAACTTGTGCAAATAAACACTCAAACAGTTAAAATACAATCATATCAATTTTCATTCACCAAACATTAGTCTCATCCCGAATCTCACATTAATCTCAAGGCTAAACGGGCAACTGCTCTAATATTCTCAAAGTCTCACCAGTCTCACCCTAGTATAGAAGTGGAGAATTTGGGTATATTTTCTGTGTGTAAATTATGTATGAAGAAATGGGATAGATAATTAGAGGAGGGGAGAGGGGAAAGGGAGGGGTAGTGAGAATAATGAGAATAATGAGAATAATATATATATATATAATATCTTAACACATAATTAGATTATCTATCAAGAAACTTTGTCTCACTTTCAGTCTCACCCCTAAAAATTTTGTGAGACACTCAAAAACTTCTATATTATATGGTATAGGATATGGATATAGATATGACTATAGATTATTCTCTATACATTCAATTGAAAGAGACTGTAAGGAAGGGTAGGAAATTTTGGTAGTGACAAGTTAGTTACAAATGAGAGCCTATGCTTATATATTGACTAGGTTACTTTGGAACCTTGAGTCGAGCCACAAAAAAAAAATAAGGGCGAGAAGAATGGAAGCAATGGCCTAAACCATTAACTTCACATTCTCCTCTAAGCATAATCAACGAAAGTTGTTGAATATTATTCTGTGTAGTCTTTTTGTGACTTACACTCGAAACATTGCTCGTATTTTTTGCTGATGACCTTTTGACAGTCAATGCAACGATTAGGTAATTTACTAATCATTAGTTTCTAGCCTCCCTAGTCATCTTGATGATGTCGGGTGAACACTTACTTTCGTTTTGTGTCATTGCTTTGAAATTACAATCAATATCAACATCATTAACATCATAGCCAAACTTTTTGAGTTTGAGTACCGATTCAAATATGCGTTGTATATCGCCAACTACTTCTAGTGGTGATTCGACTAATGTTTCTTTAATTACATCCTCTCTTTGGATTTTATCAGTTTGCCAAGAAGTCTTTATTTCTAATTGTAGACTCCTATGGAATTGATAGAAACTTGCTTCAACATATAGAAACTCACCATCAATGTTGAGACTATGCTTGCCACTAAAGTATTCTCCTTCATAATCTTCAAGTTCGATAAAATTACCTTCTACTCTACGCCATTCTTTTCTAGTCTTTAGAATTTCAGTTCTTTCTACTTCTGCGGTTTGTTCGGACACTTCATTCATCCTATCTCTTGCTTCATAGGCTACATAATTTCTAGTTGTTGTAAAAATTGGTTCACCGTTTAGTAAGACTTCATATTCGGAAGATTCCTTTGTAACTTCATTGAAGCCATATACGGGCTTAGTACCGTATCTGCTTCTAAGAGTTATACCACGCTTTTGTAGTTCGTGGGCAAATCTACTCTTTTGGTCTTTGTTCATTTCATCATCATGCTTATAATTTATTTCTATTGTTCTTTCGTATTCAATATTGGACATATTATTACCTCCATTAGTAATTAGTTATTCTAGTATATTAACAGGATTTCCAAAGTAAACCATATGGTACTGCTTTGTCTACGGAGTGTACCTCAAAAAATAAAAAATTGAGAAACTCCGGCTACTCGTTCAAATCCAGTGAATGCGTGATGCTTGAATCGAGGGGAGTGATTGAAGGACAACTAGTATTCTTCATTTTGCACCCTGTCATGCATATCCGACCGTCTTATATTTACATTTGACTTTCGCCTTTGTTTCTCAATAGTGTTATGGCCACTAATAACCATTGGAATGTGTGCAGATTAAGAGGTCGTCACCTCATGCGTAAATCATGACACTTACGATATGCCGAACACCGTATCACAACGATGCAACTTTAGAAAAGTTAGGTATCATGCATAACCCACTCAACATATTCGCAGTTATCCGAACCACCCGAAGGTGTGCCTTTAGTCTGCATTACTAATATACGACTGTGGTATATAATCGAGGTTCCCAAAGCACACCATATGGTACTGCTTTGTCTATGAAATGTACCCCGAAAAAACAAAAAAAACATAACCACCCACCGAATTTAACAAAGGGAGCAATAGTTCAACTTGCTATATGTTTTCATTCGGTGGGCGTTATTAGTGAATTGTGGCAACAAGGGGTTGAGTGCGTTATGATTATTCCTCTACAGTCACCTCAACTGTAGGTAGGCCGGCTAAAGTGCCATCCCATGACTTAGCGTTGTATTGTTGTCTTAGTTTGCCGTAAGTCATGTTTGCCATCATTGTTGCATATTCCTCAGCGTTAGCGAAAAGGCCACCGCCGGATTTACCATGTTTGGTCAAGACTCTTGATATGTTGCCGGTATTGTAGAAGATAGTTGAAGCCTCAACTATTTCTGCCTTGATAGAAGCCATTGCTTCTTGTACTTCAAGAGGTAGGTTTGACCTGTTCACAGTAAAAGGACTGTTAGGGATAGTTTTGCATAAAGCACGAATACTTGCCCAAAAGTTTTGGGCTTGTGATTCATCCTTACACTTGACAACCATATCCAACATAGACGATAGTGCTACATTTTCAATTTTGTCTGTTTTCATTGTTGCTTGCATTTGTTTTGCTCTACTTTGTATTTTCTTTATTTCCATATTTCTCACCTATTGTGTGTTTAACATACTTCAACCCCTTGAAGCAATAATAGATGTAGCGATGGTATATCAATGGGGTTCCCAAAGCACACCATATGGTTTTACTTTGTGGTGAATGTAATGAACAAACCTCGTTTTGAAAAAAAAGTGGCATAGACATCCGAGCAAGCAAGTTTTTTAATTCTCATAAGTAACACTAATTTCCTGTGTTGTATGAGTTTCACTTGCTCGGATGCTAATTTAATTGAGTGTAATAGTGGCAACATGGGGTATTGCACTAGTTAGACTTACTCGGAAGCCTCCTTAACTTCCTTGACTGGTAGTGATAGACCTGTGATATTATCTTTGGTCAATTCACCGTTCCAGTTTCCTGCTTTGTATGAGTCAGTTAGAAGTCTTCTAACACGACTGCCAAAGTATTCAGCCATTTCCTGTCCTGTTTCAAATTTGTTACCGGATGTGTTACGCATAGGCATAACAGTATCTAGCACAAGTTCAATATCAGTAATAGATGCAAAGGCAACTACTACTCGATTCACTACAGAATCCGCAATGGCTTGAACTTGTGTAGGCAATGCTGTAGGTTGCCCTTTGCGGATTGGGGAGTTTGGGAGTGTCTTACATAATGCTCGAATACTTGCCCAGTAGTTATCATATTGTGCTTCAGTCTGTCCTTCGACTTGAGAAGTTTGTACCATGCTTCTTAGTACACCATCTAGCGCACCAACATCGTTAACATCCAACCAAGTTATAATTCCATCAGTCTTGTCTTTTAGTTTTGTATATTCCATATTTTTCACCTTGTTTATTTTGTGCTAACTGCACAATACCCCACGAAGCAATACTAAGGGTGACTAATGTACTTAAACAGGCTTTTCAAAGCAAACCATATGGTTCTACTTTTTGTGGCTTGCGAACCTCAAAAAAACAAAAAAAGCCAATCCCGACCCCGAAAGGTCGAGAAAGGCAGTTATAGTCCTTAGACTATTGTCCATTCGTTGCCGTTTTCCCACCTTCTATCATTAAGATACCATGTGAAGTCCTTTTGATGAATGTTGACATTTGGCAAACCGTTCAAGCGTTCTTTAGTGGTGTTAGTTTGCCATCCTGCGTGACGAATGTATAAATTGTTTCTTTCAAGTTTAGCAATACCGTTACCGTGTAAATACATAACCATACAACTAGTTGCCGACATGTAGTTGATTACTTGTTTAACTTCTGTATTATCTCGCTTGAAGTCTCTTTTCTCATATAGTGCCTTTATTGCGTCTTCTGTTATCTTTCGCATGTTAATAACTAGGAGTTGAGTATATATTGGGTTTCTCAAAAGTAACACCATATGGTTCTGCTTTTGCGGTTTACGAACCTCAAAAAAATAAAAAAAAGGTAAAAACCCCCTGTTCCTAAAAACAAGGGGTTTTTTTAGCCACCTAAACATCATTCAAATAGATGCTTAGTGTGAAACTTGATAGTAACCTGCGTTACCATGTGGTCGCCATAGTCCTCTTCTGTGTCGCCTAAGTAACTATAATGCTTCTTAGCCGCCTCCATAGCAATTTCTTTACTAGGGTATATATCACTATATACTACACGCCAAGCCTCACTATCCCAAACTGCCCAACCGCTAATAGTCGGCATTATTCATCATCCCACCTATGTGCTTTAATGACTGTAACTATATTCTCATTAAGTTTTTCATCATCACCATTGAAATTATAGCCACATTTAGTACAATTGAAAGACAACTCTTGAATTTCATCAAGTAAGGTATTACCTTGTACCATTTCACCGTTATACAAGTATTGACACCACATTTTACCCTTAGTAGGCATTAATTTAGGTTTAAACTCCTCCCAGTCATTCAAAACAAAGTCTCCATGAATACAATCTACAGCCTTGCACTTAGGGCATTGATATTCTTGTCTTTCTCTTGGGTCTTTTGATATTACCATTTCTTTCTTGTCTTCTTCTTGCATAAAGCGTTCATAGTTTTCACTCACTAAATCGTTCATACAGCCTATACATAAGTTATAGCCTGTTTTAAATCTCAATCCTCTACCACATTCTTTACATACCATTTTTATCTCTCCTTATTTACTATTATATTACAGGCTTGGTATATAGTGGGGTTAAACAAAGCCACACCATATGGTATGATTAACCACGCTTGTATCTACAACCATATGGCTTTGTTCTAAAATTTTTTTTTATTGTTAAATAGCCTTAGTTAACCATTTCTCGTTAAATTAACCTCATTAACGATATGTACTTAACAAGTTAGACCATAAAACTGCTACATTTATTACCCCTATCTTCTTACGACCTGTTAAGGAGGTTGTGATATTAGCAAGAAGATTGAATTTGGCTTAGTACAAAGAATAGATACAATAGCAAGTTCAATCAAAGAAGTTCTTAATGAATTCAAAGGTGACAATAGAAGATATACTGATGAATTAGACCAAGAACTTAAAGAAGCAAAGACTAAACTAAAGCGTTTACTGCGTTACATTAGAGATATTAAAATTAATAATACTAAAGGAGCAAAAGAAACTAAGTTTGGTAATTTAAGAGATTTTAACTAAGGTATGTTAACAATCTTATTCTGGGAATACATAAGAAAAGAAAAAAAATTTTTCGCTAGTGCTACACAAAATCCGCCACATTTTTTAAAAAAAGAGTTGAATTTGAATGAATTGGAAAGATATAGTTAAAAAAGACAAAGGCGATAGTAGATTAACCAGTCATAGAAAAAGGGGTAAAAAACAAATGAAAGAAATGTATGGTGATTCAAAAGACCCCTATGGTAAGCCGGAAGCAGAAAGTCTTGCTACAGATACTAGAATGGACAGACCTCAACCTTATCCTTTGGGTAGGCTAGGAACTAAAAATAGAAGAACTGCTATTTTTGAAGATGATAGAAAAGAGGGCGTTAAGAGAACAATGCCTCTTTATCCAATAGGCGACGGAGATGAACCCGTAGATGCTACTCGCAGGGCTAGAGAAAGAGCAAAGAGACAAAGGAGATGATTAAATGAATTGGGAAGATATAGTTAAAAAAGAAATATCGGATAAAGATATTAAAGAATATCTTGAAGAACGGCAAAGGTTTGAAGATGAAGACGAGGATTGGAATAAGCCGAGAGGCTCGGACAATAGCGTTCAAAGAGATAGAGATGATACTTTCAATCCCGACTTAACCGAAGAACAGAAAAAAGAATTGGGAAAAGCAAAACAGGCAGTTAAAGAATTTGCTAGTAAATTAGAATTAAGCATATTGAATAACCCTATGACAAAGAAAAAATTTGTTGATAATATGATTGATGGAATGCTTGATGCGCTAAAAAGAGAATATAGAAAAAATTCCTAGAAAAATTTTTGAAAAAAGCGTTTAAAATAAAAGGTGAATAATATGACATGGGAAGATATACTAAAACAAAAGGACTTTGACTTAGTTCGGCCAAATTTCCTTGTAGAACTGTTAGAAGAATATGGTAAAGAAGATGTAATAGATGTTTTAGAGACTATGTTAAAAAACAATGAGCAATCTCTAAAAGAACAAAATAAGGCTCTTAGAGAGTTCTTCCAATTAGATGCACTTAAAGATAGAACCATTGGTAATAATAATTCCAATACTTACAAAGAATCAATGGAGGCGTTGTATATGTTAATAGACAAAGAAAATTTAGATATATCTAAATTAGGATATGATGATGAATTAGAATATATTAAACTAAAAGAAGAATTTTTAGAAGAAGTCGGCAACAGAATGAGCGCAATTTGGCCTTCAAGAGCAGAAAATCAACTTACTGGTACACTAAAACATGTGATAAAAGAACTCAAGAAAAAAGGTGAATAATATGACAAGGTGTAATTATCTCGATAAGTGGTTTGATGCCAAATCAAAAGAAGTAGATGAAAAAGAGTCAAAGTCAAAGAAATGTTTTGTTACAGGTGATAAGAAATGAGTTGGGAAGGTGTATTGAAGAGGAAACCTAGAGATTCTAAAAAAGTTAGAGATGCACACATGCGAGAACAAGAAGAAGAATTTGGTAATGTAACAGATTCACCTAGTTTTGGACAGCCTCAACCAAAGGGTAAAACTCAACAAAGAAAAAGAAAAAAGGTAGGATTTGGAATGGCAGGTAACAAAACTAACCCAATGCCAAGAAAGGCTAGAATGAAAGCAAGAAATCGGCCATATAATCCATTTTCAGGAGAAGGCAGACAGGTTGGTAAGAAAAAGCATCATCACAAGTATTTAGGTGATAAGAAATGAGTTGGAAAGATATACTAAAAACCATGAGTGAAGAAGACCGCAAGAAACTTATGGAAGATACTGAAAGGTCTATGAAACCTTTGATGATTACAAGAGCGCACCAAAAGGGAGCATTGGGAGATAGGTGGCGTTCAATGAAAAGGGATTATAGGTTAATAAGTAAAGATAAGCCTATTATTGAATTTCTGCAAGATATAGATGACGAAAAGCCTCCTTTTGATGTTATTCACACAAAGAACACTTTCAAAAGAATGGTTGAAGAATTTATGTTAGAACAGGGAATAGGCAAATTCAAAGAAGAATACGAGAAAAACAAAAAAGAAGAATATGAAAATGCCCCAACATATAGTAGATGGGGAGAACCGCCTCACAAATAAAGGGATTGAAGTCATGGGTTGGTTTGACATACTTAAAATGCCGAAAACGGTATTTCCTAAAGATAAGGATTCTAAAAAGTATGTTCCTAAATTAAGGCTTAAAGAAATGTTTGATATTCTTGAGGATGACCCCGCAGAAAGATATTCCGCAGTTGATGTTATTTCGGGAGAAGGTCTAGGAGTTAGAGGTGGAACTGGTAGATTAAATAAAATAAAAGACGAACCTTACTATCAAATAGATGTCATTGGAGGCTTGCGTAGTAGAACAATAGAAAGATTGAGAGATTCGGACTTCTTTGTAAATATTAAGAAAATGGAAGGTTTCACTAGATATGAAATAAGGCCTTTCAATTACATTATAGATAGTGGTCGTGCTTTATACGAACCTAAAGAATCTAAAAAAGATACTTTAGCAGATATAGAGGTTCTTCGTGCTACTAAGGAATTAAATGCCGAATTCCAAGAAAAAGCAGATGAAATAATGGAAGATGCTAGAGCAAAAATAAGAAAAGAAGCGGCATACAAAAGAGTAAAATCCGGTGATTTAAGAAAACCACTAACAGCAGAAGAATTTGGAGGCCATGTAAAAGACTTCCCTACTGGATGGAAGAATTTTAAGCCTTATGAAATTGAAGCACTACTTGAAACTCTATTAGATGTTGATTTTAAACCACTACCCGTAACAAGCAAAGGCAGGTCTTTTGAAGATAAAGTTAGAAAATACAAAAAACTGTATGATGATGAAATGAAAAGAAAGCGTGATGCATATTTAAAAAGCCCCGAATATAAAAAGAAGCAGGAAGAAATGCTAAAAGAGAAAATGCGAAGAGAGCGAGAAATGAAACTACAAGGTAGTAGGTTCTTCCAAACAAAGGGTCAAAGAAAAAATATTGGTAGGCAAAGGAGGAGATATTAATGACATGGCAAAGTATTCTAAAGCGTCAAACTACGCAAAATGCCATTGATAACTTTGGTAAACAAAGAGATGTTTTGAAAGAATTAGATGAAATGGTTAGAAAGTTTCACGGTGAAGAAATGATTAGTGGTGAAGAGTTTGAAGACTTAGCCGGAGAATATCATAGATTGCATAAGACCACAATGGATAGCATTAAGAGAATACTTGGAAGTTTAAGGAGGGCTTGATATGAATTGGGAAGAAGTATTGAAGCGCAACCAAGAACTTGAAGAAGTTGCTGTTAAACTAAAAAGGGCTTTAGAAAAACATCACGGCGTTTTGTTAAAGATAACGAAAGATACTGATTTATATGAAGATATAGAGCAAAGATATGAAATGTATGACGCATCGGTTTTAAATGATGACAAACTAAGAGAGGCTATGAAAAAACAATTTGATAGTTTCATGGAAGAGTTCAGCGACATTATAGAAAACACTAGCGATACTTTTGAGAAAAAAGCCGGAGGAGTTTCTTTTGGCGGTCATGGGGCTAACCCCGAACTATTCAACATAAGATATGGTAAAAAGAGGAGGGATAAGAATGACAAAGAAAGCAACTAAGACATTAATGGATGCCACTCTTGAATATCAAGAAGAATATGAATTTAAGAAATTTTATGATATTTGGTTGAGAACATGCGAGGGTATTTCTTCTACACAAATTCTAAGCACTGGTAGAACTAAAGACGGAAAGAAAGTTAGACCAACACCCAATACCTTGTATGGTCAATTAGAGGAGCATGTAACTTCTTCATTTAGAAGACCTAACTCTAAGAATGATGGTAGTGACGGAACTTACAAATTATTAGAGGCAATTAGAAAGTTTATGAATGAAGAATACAAAGGTATTCTCTTGGAAGTTCATAGAGAGACTCTTGCAGAATTTAGTGATAAGTTAGAAAGATTTGAAGATGCTTCTTCGTACAATCCAAAAAGAATACACTTTACTAGACCCGAAAGATATGTAAAAACCGGAAAGAAAAAGGGTCAAGCCATTGGTAGTAAAACTAAAAAAGTCTTTGGCCACTATGCTGATGATTTTTATGAAGCCAAGTACAAAGGAAAGGAAGGCTATCAAGGTAAGGCACCTACAAAATGGTATTCGTATGATATAGATGGGCCACAAAATCCTCCTCTTGCACAGGCTTTGTTTGGTAAAGGAGAGTTAGTTAAGATTGGTCTTATTACTATTATTGATAGGGCTATTGAAGAACTAGATAACGAAATAGATAATATTTCTATAGTGGCTAAGAGGCCATCGGAACTAAGAAGAATACCATCAGTAAGAAAGCATGTGTTTTCATTGCTAAAGAATAAGGCTATGTTTAGAAAAGGTGGTAGGCCGAATCTAGGCAAGATGGCACAGTCTTTCGTTGGTATGAGATTTCAACTTATCAAAGGTAGAAGTAAATCATCGGCTTCCCCTAAGAGAATCATAACTTATGTTGGTAAAATCCCTACACCTTCGGGAGAAGTAAATACATTTTCACTAACTAACAAATTTAAGGAAACTGCTATGGCTTCTTTAATTAGAGCCATAATTGGTAAAGATACTTACAAACTTAGGTGGGGAGAACACCTAAACATGAAAGGAATGAAAGTTCCTCAAAAGACCACAGAAGAGGATAAAGTAGAAAAGGCTTGGTTCGATTATCTATGGAGGAATTCAAGTGGTTACTAGAAAACGATGTGGCTTTTGCCAACATGAAGATAGAGAAGAATTAGAAAGAATGCTAGAGACTGGCGAAGTTTCTTGTGATGATTTAGATTCTAGGTTTAATTGGAGAAGTGGAACTGCGGCTCAACATCAGCGAAACCACATGGGAGATTATGTCAATAGTAGTAATCCTAAGTGTGTATTATGCACAGACCCAATGAGAAAGCACTACGAAGTGTCATTATCAAACGGTGACATTTCTAGTGACGATATTGCCGAAGCATTGGGAACAACTAAGGAACAAATTCAAAGACATATGAAACACCACTTGGCACCAATTGTCCAAGAGTCTGCCGCAGTAATAATAGCAAAGAAAGAAGTTAATGAGATTGATTTACTAAGTGCTAACATACAAAGGCTTGATAGTAAGTTGAATGATTTGTTTAATGATATTGATTTAGAGCCTAGAGAAATAGATAGCCTAACTAAACTTGCGAAAGAAGTTAGAGAGTCGCTAAAATATCTCATGGAGTTTAAGGGCAAACTTATACATAAGAGACAGGACACAATTATATTTGCACAGATGCAGATAGTCCAAGAAGTGTTGGCGCAAAACAATCCTGAAATTTGGTTAGACATTAAGAAAAGAATGCAGGAGAAATTACAATGAAAAAGGTAACATATGAAGAACTAATGGCCGCTAAAGATAAAGTCATGGCTAAAGAAAATAAATTACCTCCCCCCGAAAGTAGAAAAGCAACACTAACAAGACTTAAAAAAGTAAGATTCATTTCTAAGAAGATGGATGCCATCGGTAAGAAAATTTTAGAGAATAATAAAGATTTAGATAAAAAGGATAGGCTTTTCCAAGAATGGAAAAATGAATATGAAAAATATAAATCTAAAAGTTTGGAGTATTATTTGGAGTTATTACAATGAGTTGGGAAGATATAATTAAAATTACTTTGGGGTGATTTTTTGAGATTTCCACCACCTGCACAATTCTTTGATTACTTGGCGAATAATAAAATATACCCTATTATTGAAGATATATACAAGGTTAAGTCTAAAGAGTCGCAAGGTAAAGTTCCAATAGAAAAAGAAATATTCCCTAAGTTTGCTAATGTAGATGATGCTGACGGATTTAGAGAAGTATTAGAAAGAGAGTTTAATGACCAAAGAAGAAGAGTCTTAGCGGCAGTTGGCCCAAAAGGTCGAGAGAAACAATATGAGTCTAGTGCTGAATTATATTCTACTATGTGGGATAGGCTAAGTAAATTCCTCGAAGAGAAAGGTGTTGCTAGAAGTAGGCCACAATCAGCAAGAGAGACGATAGAAACTTTTATTGAAAACCCTAAAGATTATCAAAAATTCTATGATTATATTAGAAAAACTATAGGGGATAGTGAAAGTAGCAAGGGAAAAAATGTTGAAAATTTAAAAGTTAGAATTTTGGGAGAAGACCGAGTAGGTATTTTACTAGAAATTATGCAAAAAAACTATACTGGTTCAAGTCCACCTACTCTTGAAGAATTTTATACTGATGATTTTCCATATTTTAACTATGTTGCACTAGAAATTAGCATGACTAGAATATCCGATGATAAAAAAGCCCCCGAAGGTTGGGAAATTCAACGAAATTTAGCAGGAGATGATGCAGATTTTGTAAAATTTACTAAAATTTTAAGAAATGACGCTAAAGAAATCACTGACGCTAAAGAAAGGCGTAAACTTATAGCACAATTGAGAGATGCTATTGTCGAAATGACAGAAAAAGATGTAAAAATTGGAGAAAATGAGGTGATGGAAGCCTATGTTCCTAAAGATAAACAAATTCAATACCAATCCACTATAAATTATCCATTAATGTATGAAATTTTGGTGCAAAGTGATAGAAAATTGACCACAAAGACACTAAAATTAACAACAGCGTTGGAAACTAGCCTAGAATTAAAGGGAGGTAGTGACGATGAAAAGATTTCTGCCTATTTTGATGTAATGGAGGATAGAGATGGAGTAATTAGTAAGATTTTATTATTTAGTATTAGAGAAGAAGCCCTACTTCCCTATTTTTCTAAAGCAAAAGGCAGTTCCAAGTATTTTCCACCACATCGTTCACTAGAAAAGATACTTACTAAAGGGTTGTCAAGTGCAATTAGTGATGTAGTAGCGGATTCCATTATCAGTGAGAAGGGTTTCATATCTTCAAAAGAAAGAAGTAAAAAAATAAAATTCAAAGGTGAGGAACTGCAAAGAATCAAAGAAGAAAGAAGGAAATTGTTGCAGGACATTAAAATTTACGATAAAAAGACCTTATTGACCCTATTCAACGGTGCTAGAACTGGCCGAGTTAAGAAGAAATTTGCTAAATATGGCAAATATATTACAGAAAGTAATCAAATAGACCTAAATACTGACATATTTAGTGGAAATTTTGGAAATATAGGAGAAAAATTAGTTCCTGTTTCTGAAGCAACAGCCTATGCTACTAGCAATAAAACTCTACAAAACACTTTAGATAAGGACTTACAACTAATGTTTGAAGACTATAGGGTGAATGATGATGAAGATTTAGAGGATAATAATAGGCTTTTCTTCAATAATGCAACAAAAACAGTTAGCCTTCGTGCAGGTACAAAACTAGAAGACAACGAATTGTCTTTAGATGAACAAGAAGGAGATAAAGACACTACTTTTGCTAAAGTAGAAGAAAGAGCATTGTATTCCTTAGTAAAGTCTGTTGAAAAAGGCGAACTGTTGAGTTTAGTTAAAGGAGATATAAAATTTACAGGTAAATTAACTCAAGCAGATTTATTCGAGTATGGTTTTATTCTGTCTCAAGACTTACTAGACAAAGATTATGATGCTGATAAAGAAAAACTGGAAGAGTTACGAAAAGAGGATAGTTCAACTAATAATGAAGAGTTAGTTAGTGAAATAAAACAATTTGCGGCTAAGTTGGATAATGATTTAAAACAACTCAAAAAAGAATTTGTTGGTGAATTAGATAGAAAACTACAAGACATCGTGGAGAGTCGGGGTAGATATAAAAACCTCTACGGCACAGATGCAGGACAAAAATTAATATCAATTATGGTGAGAAATAATTTACTAAATAGGGGGAAGAAGTAATGGCAGAAGATTATGAAAATTTTGTAGATAAGACAAAAATAACTCCAAAAGTTTTGAGTAGATACAACAAACTAATGGCACAGGGTACGCCTGTAAAAAAATTAGTTAGAAAGTTAAGGCTAGAAGAAGTTGATGGTCTAATTACCTATCCTCAAAACATCATAGATAATAATATTCAAGAAGACTTCGATGAAGATATTGGACAGTTCATCGTAGAAGAAATCTTACCTAAGATGGGAAGTAAAACACAGGAAGTTCAAGCCGCTAGTAGGCAATATATTGTTGGAGCAGTTGATAAAATATTTGATGCGTTATTCCGTACTGTCACTGATAAAGACAAAGGCATACCACTAAGGGGTGGCGGAAAACTGGGCATCAATGACTTGGCTTCTACAGACTTTACAACTAACATGATAGATATAGAAAAACTAAAATTTAGAAGAAAATCGGCAAGAGGTAACATAAAAAAATTTAACATTAGAGATGCTAAAAATGAATTTAATGGAATAAAGGTCAGTTTAGATAGTGTTATGAAAAGAAACTTTGTAGAGTTGTTCAACTACCTCACCCTCAAAGAAAAGAATACTGAAGAAGAACAGGATGTAGTGTTTAAGTTTATAGATATACCAACAGAAGAATTATTCAGTAACAAAACTATGAATGACTTAAACCAAAGATACGCCACTTACAATTACTGGAAAAAGATTAGTGAAGGGTTTGATGAACTTCTTAAAGATAAAGGAAATAAAAAGTCTCCAATAAATAGACTAGTAGAAGTCTTAACTATTGACATCGAAGAAACTGCAAAGAAAGAATTGACTGGCGACCAAAGACTCTTTTTACAAGATGCCCAAAACTTTGTCAACAAAATGAGAAAGGTTGGTGATTTAAATTACATTGTTAAGACTAAGCCTAAAGAAATTAAGGTTGAAGACGCAGAAGAAAGGGCTTTCTTATTCATAGAAAGATTCTTCAAAAACCACCATGCTATTAGTGAAGCATTTGACCAAGACAATGTAGAATTAATCTATGAGAATGTTATCACAGAAGAGGGAGAAAGTAAGAATATGTCTTCTATTAATGTAAAAGATACTGATAATCCCGATGTAGATGACATAGACTTAGGAGTGTGGGAGAAGGTTACATTAGACCCTCTAGCCATAAAATATTTCAAAGAAGACTTAGAAGGACTTGCAGAATTTTACAATGATTACAAAAGCAATATGCTAAAAGAACTTAGAAAGCAATTTGCTGAATACCAAGTATTTCTTTCAAAGCCGGAAGATTATGAAGCGGTTTTGGAAGGTTTAGAAGACGCACTAGAATCAATACAAATGAAAGAAATAGATGATGAAATACATTTGCCTGTTTTCTTATTCAATACTCCTACACTATCTAGGTATTACAAAGATGAAGCAAGTGAAGCAAATGCAATACAAGAAGACATTTTTGTATTCTTAGATGCTTATAGAGATTTACTAGAAGATGACAAAACTTTCTCAGCAATAAATGTTAATCTAATGTTATTGGGCGCAGGTACTACTAGTAAAGTTCGTGACCCTACGCCTTTTGAGCGTTATAAGAAAGTCGAACCTAGTAAGGTAGGAAGCATTAGAAAGTTGAAGAAGGAAATAAAAAACATCACTGATGAGATAAATAATAGCATACTAGAATTGTTTGTTAAGCCAATGCATAGCATTCACAGATTCGGTATGTCACTACCGTTTGAGAAAAGCGTTCAACTTAGAAGTATAGTTTCTGCAAGCGATAATGTTGGTGAAGAATTTTTGGCGTATAAGGAGATTGGTGAAAGATTGAAAAACTTTGACACTAACTTTATTGAACAGGAAGATGCTGAAGATATGTTAAATTTCTTACAAAAAGTAACTAGAGGCGATATATATGATAAGCCAATAGACACACAATCAAGTGCTAGACAGTTTGTAAATGGCATAATGGTGGCTTTTAATGGCAATAAGAAAGTTAAGGAGCAGTTGAAAAGAGAAGTTTCTTCAATATATGGTGCATTGATTTCAGTCTCTAAAGAAGAGTTAGACATTCCTAATGTGTTTAAGGATGTTAACATAAAAGATTCTTATGTTAAAGAAAGAATAGATGACCCTAATGAAATACAAGCCCTTCAAGTTTTAACAAACGCCATTAGAGAAAGACAAGATATAATGCGAGAATCAAACGATGGGCCGATAAATGATTCAACGCTAGACTCTTTATTGTCGGAGTTAGATAGAGTTGCTAAATCGGACATTTATTCTAGGCTAATAGAAGCCCACGATGCTCTTAGAATATTAAAAGGAAAACCAATTCATTATGGTAAAAGAGATGAAAATAATTTTGAGCATGTTGAAGATATGTTAATTAAAATACAAGAAGACCATAACTTAGATATGTCTGCCAGTGAGTTAGTTAGCGTAGTGAATGACATAGATTCATTCAATAATATTAGTAAAGCACATGGGATAAGCCAAGAGCATGTATATTTAATCAAAGCAAACTTTAGGTGATTAAATGGCTGATGAAGTTACTGGCCCACATTCTAAGATGGAAGCGGAAGGTGCTTGGAATAATGATAATCCCGAAGACAAAATATCTAGGAGTGTTCCTGTTTGGTATGACTTGGATGAATATGTTATACGAAGAGTAGATGGTAAAGTAGTTGGCATTGCAGGATATAGCGATAAGGGAACTTATGCTATATTAGGTGGAATGAAATCACAAGAAGGCTCAAAGAGTTGGAGGCCGATGTCCGAAAAAAGATTGGAGTTGATAGGTGATAAACCTAAGATTGCAGGATTCAAAGCAAAGACAATACCCAATGAAACTTGGAAAGAAAAGAATAGACAAGTGTATAATTTTGACATACCTCCCGAAGATGAAATGGGTATAGATTCTAAACTAATAGAACAATTTAGAAATAGATATGGAGAAGACTTTGGAATAAAGAAGTGGTTTGAGGTGTTGAAATTTGATTGGAAGTATGGAGAAGCCTCTCAACAAAAATCACCTAAATTATCTACATTTAATGTAGAAGATAAGTGGAGAAAATTTGATGAAGGTGCTGTTGAATTTATTCTTGATTTAGCAAGAAAGGTAGCCAATTACAAAATAACTCCTAATAAAATTAGAAGGAAGATTCTTGTTCATTCCTATGCTCTTACTCAAATATATGAATATTCTGATTATTTGGAGAAAAAATCAAACAATAAAAAATTAAAACGAGGATTAAATAAAATAAAAGAGGCAACACAATGAACCTTGACGATTTTAATTTTGAACATCAAATGGACATGGAGTTATCTAAAAACTCATTTCCATACTTCTTTCAAAATGTATTGGGTTGGGATTTTGCATCCCATCAGCAAGAGTGGCTAGAGTTAATGAACGATACTCAAAGAACAGTTATCATTTGTTCAAGAGGTCATGGTAAATCAGTATTCATGCACAGTTGGGTTGTATGGAATCTAATCTTTAGAGAGCCACCGTATCAAATGCTATACATTTCTTCTAACCAAAAGCAGACTTTGGTTCACATGAGAGATATAGATAAACTATTCAATCACCCTATGCTTAAGAAATACAAACCTGCAAAGGGTTGGGCGATAGGAAACATTACACTTACTAATGGTAATCAAATCTTAGAGCGTTCCGTAGGTTCGCAGATTCGTGGTCTTCATCCTCAAGAGATTATTATTGACGACCCTTTGAAAGAGTTCAGTATGACTGGTATTCAAAAAGTTACAGATTGGTTTTATGGTGACATGATACCAACACTTCACCACACCGCTTCTTTAAGAGTTATTGGAACTCCATTTAGTTATACAGATATATATCAACAACTCTCCGAAAACCCTGCTTATACTCTTAGAACCTATCCTTGTCTTAATGCTCTTAACGAACCTCTATGGCCTAACAGGTGGGATTATGATGCTCTTATGGCAAGAAAGGCAGAAGTCGGTTCTCTTATGTTTACAAGAGAATATATGTGCGTTCCTATATCAACTGGAACTTCTTTGTTTAATCCCGAATATTTGGAAGCGGCTAAGAGTAAAGACCATGTTTTGAAACCAATGCGTAGAGAAGGCTACAAATATTATGTTGGTATTGACCCTGCTATTTCTACTGATGGAGATTACAATGTAATTACTGTATTAGAAGTGGATGAGAATGATAACAAAACTCTTGTTTATATTGACCGTTCAAAGAATGTAGAGTTTAGAGAAAACATACAGAAAGTAAAGTTGATTGGTAAAGTGTTTCACCCCGAAGCAATATTGTTTGAAACAAACACATTTGCTAAAACATTTACACAAGAGATTAGAAATGTTACAGACTTAAATGTGCATGACTTTAATACCACTAGAAAAAAGAAAGAAGAGATTATTCTAAGTTTACAAATGAACTTTGAAAACGGTAAGATAATATTACCTTATGCTAATGAAGAAAGTCGTCGAGTAACTTCTACATTAATAGAAGAATTGTCTATGTTTGCTATAACAGATAAAGGAAAGTTTGAGGGTATAGGGGCGCATGACGACATGGTTATGAGTTTAGCATTGGCTAACGCCGCTACTCATACAATGAGTGAAACATTCATACTCTTAGATGACATGGGCATATTTGACCCGCCAAAGGTTAACAAGTATAAACGAACTCAAGGAGTCATGGGAATTAATTTTTAAGGTGATATTATGGTAACTGAACAGGACTTAATAGAATCTAAAGATGAAATAGAAGAATTAGAAGAACTTGCTGACAAAAAACAACCTGTTGTTAGTAGGCTAAGAGATGCAGGGATAGAGTTGAAGGGCATCAATGATTATGTTATGTCTGATTATGAAGCAGTAAACTTACTCTCTAAGAATCTAAACATTAACGCTAGTGATGCTAGAAAACAATTAAGTTGTTTCCCTAGTGAATATTCCATTGATGGAGAAAACATTCCCGACCTTGTAAAGAAAATGAGAAAGGCTAGAAGACAACTGAAAGGAGAACAAAGAACTAAGATGGCTAAGGCTATTGATACTGTTATTGACGGCTATTCCGACCATATCAATAAATGCATAGATTCTATCTATTGGATTAAGCCATACAAACCTGCAATACTTAAGATGGGGTTTAATGAAAAAGACTTAATAAAAATAAATAAAATAAATAGTGTCAATGGTAGAAGAGATATTATTGATGCCATTTGTAAGTATTGGGAATGTGATTTGAATAAGACAGACATGGTTTATTCTAAGGAATATGCTCAACTAGAAAAAGAATGCCGTATTGCTAAAAGAGATTACAAAAAACAAATAAAAAACATTAGTGACCAGTCCATTACTAAAAGCAAGAAAGAAAGAATACTTTCTTTTATTGAAAGTGAAATTATTAAGAGTCCTTCTATTGGTGCTAAACAAATTCACGATAGAATGCCAAACACTTTGCATAAAAGCACGACAACAAATATGATTTCTAAAATGGTAAAGAAGTTAGATGTTGCTAATGTTGATGGAGCATATTATAAATTACCAACAATGCTTAAGAAAAATATTTGGGCTTATACTGCGGCTTTTATTGATTCGGATGGTTATATTACAATGGATAGAAACCATAACCCTAGAGTCGGACTTATTGCTACAGGAGAAAGAGGAAGGGCATTTATGGAAGAGATGCACAAGAGTATAGGTTTCGGTAAGTTACATCTAAATCAAAAATCCCCGCAACAAACTAGGCCGGTTCAAAGATTAAATTTTTATTCTCAAGATGATGTTTATGGCTTATTAGAAAAGTGCTTACCACACTTTAGATTAAAGAAAGGTAATGCTAAATTACTTATGGAACTTATACGAATGAAAAAATCCTACAAAAAACAAGATTGGTATAAGGGAAGATGTGATGAGATATTCAAGTTAATGAAGTGGGAGAACCACAAAGACCATGTAGGGTTTGATTGGTTGAAAGAGGGAATATACCTTGACAATATACAGAAATACAAAGACAATTGTAAGATGTCTATAATGGATAGTATGGAAAATATTGGTGGTATGATTATCAAAGCAAATGAAATGGAAGATAAAGGGCTTTCTTGGTATGCTAAAGGAAACAACAAAAAGAAATTTTTGTTAGACAAAGATGGCGTTAGACATGCGGCAGGTGCGGCAGTTTTCAAAGGAGATAAAGTTTTGATTGTTCAGCGTTCTCCCGAAGAAGATACTATGATAGGTATGTGGGAATTTGCCGGAGGTAAGGTAGAAGAACTTGATGAGTTTAATGCTGATGGAACTCCCGATGCAGAAAAGGTTTGTATGATTGAAGCAGGTGAAGAGTTAGGACTTAAGAAAAAACCATCATCTAAATTAGGAGTTCATTTTGATAGGAACATGAAACCACCAAAGAAATATCATTGTTTTAGAATAGAAGTAGAAGATGACTGGAACCCTACTCTATCCTTTGAGCATAGCGACTACAAATGGATTACTGTTGATGAGTTGAAAGAATATCCCGATAATAAATTAAGCCACCATGTTGCTTATTTGATAGACAAGATGTGATAATATGAATACAAAAGAATGGGTAATTAGTAAACAGAAACTACAATTCAAGTATTGTGGTAGATGCTTTACTGTTAAAGATGTTCATCCATTTGGTTTTTGTAAAAAATGTTGGGAACAAGCAGGTAAACCTATGGGGATGAAAGCATGAGTTGGGAAGAAGTGTTGAAAAAGAAAAAAGCAGGTAGGGCTACTGCTACTCATAACAGTAAAGGTGAGGAAAAAGACCGTTGCGCTAGAATTGCAGATAGGCCAAGTAAATACGGCTCAAAAGGAAGCGCATACAAATCGGGTGCAATTGTTCAATGTAGACAAGGGAAGATTTGGAGAGATATAAAATGAGTTGGCAAGAAGTTCTCAAGATTGAGAAAAATCTACGAGTATGGTTTGGACAAACTGCTCAAGGCGAAAAAGGAAAACCAAAAGTAAAGGGTTGGGTTTCTTGTCAATCTTGTGAAGATGATAAAGCAGGAGTAAAACCTTGTGGAAGAACAGATGCCTCTAAAGGAACTAAACAAAGATGTAGGCCGACTTGTGCCGCTTGTAAAACCTATAAGAGAAGAAAAGGTAATAAGAGAAGTAGAGGCAGGGGATTCACAAGATGAGTTGGAAAAAAATATTAAAAACGCACTGTAATGAAAAAATGGATTGCGGTTGTGCTAAGTGTAGAGAGAAAACTAACAAGGCACTTGTAGGAAATCAAAAAAGAATTGATGTGGCTAAACCAAAAGGAAGAATAACAAGAGCAGATTTTGATAAACTTAGAGACGAAAAGAAAGCCATGAAGAGTGATGCTCAAATAGAAAAAGAAATACTCGCTGAAATTAAAAAAGAAGGTGGAGCATTAGGTATGAAAAACCTAAAAGCAATAGCCCCTCCTAAAGAATTAAAAAGAATTCTTGATGCTATGAAAAGAAAGAAAGTTATATTCATGCACAAAGATGGAGACATTTATACACACAGTCCGAGATGATTTTATGACTTGGCATATTATTCTTAAGCAACTAGAATGTCCTAGAGCAACACAAGACTTAATGCTCAATACTAAGAATAGAGATGCCGCAGTTAAAAATCCTAATATTAGATATGGCCCACTTAATCTCAACGACAAAAAATATTGGGAAGAATATGCTAAGAGATGGAAGACTACTGCTGATGTAGCAAAGAAATCTAATTGTAGTAATTGTGTTGCTTTCGACATATCACCAAGAATGGATGAATGTATGCCACTAACTACTGATGATGATGGGCGTTTAGGATATTGTTGGATGCATCATTTCAAGTGTCATTCAGCAAGAACTTGTTATACTTGGGCTAAAGGTGGCCCAATTGATGATGATAAAACATCTAAAGAAAATCAAATGAGGGGTAAAAAATGAGTTGGGAGGATATATTAAAGAATCCGCCACCGTTAGATGCTAACGATGAAAAAGAAATTCAAGATTTAATGCGCTTTAGAAACATGGATAGGCAAACTGCCGAAAGAACGATTAGACGAAAAAATAAGAAAACAGGTCAAAGAAAACAACCCACTTATGAAGATTATATGCGTTCTAGAAAAGAAGAAGTTTTAAAATTCAAAAGACGCTTTAAGAAAGTAGTCACCAATAAAAAGACAGGTAGAACTAAGACTGTTAAATATGGTCAAGCAGGGAAAGCCAAAGACGGCGGAGATAGAATTAGACCAAATACTTCTAAGGGAGATGCTTATTGTGCTAGGTCAAATAAAATCAAAGGTAATTGGAGAAGCGACCCAAATAGCCCTAATAATCTAAGCCGTAAAAAGTGGAAATGTCATGGTAATAAATCCAGTAAATGATGCGAAGATTCTATAATAGATAGAATAGTCCAAAGTAAACGGGGGTAGTTGTTATGGCAGAAAAACGAAGACGGTTCTCTTTCACAAATCTTTTCAGGCGTACTACACCAAAACCTGCCGATAGGAATATTTACAACATGGGTATTCAAGAAAGGCAAAATAACTACATGATGACTGCCCCCATCATCTATTCTATGGTTCAACAATCAGTTATTGTTAGAACTTGTATAACTCAACTGAAGCAGGAAGTCTACAGAAGAGGCTATGAATGGGAAAAAGCATACGAAGCACTTTGTAATGATTGCGGTAAGAAACACACTACTCCTGCTACAGAATGTATTAGGTGTGGCTCAACTAATTTGAAAGTTCCCGATGTCAAACAGTTAGAATATGCTGAAAAATTCTTAGAAGGTTATGTCAATTCATCCGAGCAATTGTTTATTGATGTCTTAAAAGAACTAGAGGATGATTTGAATATCATGGATGACGCATACATAGTTATGGTCAAAGAATATTTCTTAGACGGTAATGGTAAAATTAGAATGCATCGTGTTAAAGAAGTATATCGTGGCGACCCTGTTACCATGTTTATTTATGCCGATGAAGATGGTGTTAAAGGAACAAAGGGTTTCACTTGTGTTCATCATAGAGATGCTATCTCTACAGAACCTCATGACACTTGCGAAACTTGTGGCTCTCCTCTTAAGCCAATACACTATGTAAATAGAGCAAAGGGAGATGACCAATATTTCCTAAAAGGAGAAGTCTTACATTTTAGTAAGTATAGTCCTTCTAGGCTTTATGGTTTCTCTCCTGTAATTACACTTTACAATCACATTATGACTTTAATTGCTATGGAAAACTATGTCAATTCAGCCTACACTAAGAGCAGAATGCCAAGAGGTTTACTGGCCGTTCAAACTAGAAACATGGATTCAATGAGAGCCTTTTGGAGAGGAGTAAAAGAAAAGATGGAACAAGACCCTCATTTTATTCCAGTAATGGGAATAGAAGCAGAAGGTGGTAAGGGTGCTGTTGAGTGGATTAAGTTCATGGATAGTCTAAAAGAGATGGATTATATTTCTGTTAAGGATGATTTGAGAGATAGAATATCAGCATTTTATGGAGTAAGTAAAGTTTTCATGGCTGATAATACTACAAGTGGTGGATTAAATAATGAAGGCATGCAGATACTTGTAACTAATAGGGCAGTTCAAATGGCTCAAAATGTTTACAATAATTATGTATTTCCATATCTTGTTAAGCAATTTGGCATTACTGACTGGAAACTTAAACTTCCTCCAAGTGAAGAAGAAGATGAAATTGCGGGATTAAGAAAGAAAGAAATCGAAGTTAATATTGCGGCTTCAATAAAGAACTTAGGTTTTGAAGTTGATATGGATGAGGATGGTAACTTTACTTACAATAAACCCGAACCCGAACCAACGGAGGGAGAGCCACAAGAAGGTGGAGAAGAACAAATAGAAGGCGACCCGTATGCGGGAACTAATATAGATGCTTCACAAATGGGGCAGATGCAGGAACAGATGATGTCTCAACCACAAGAAAATCCGGCAACAACTAGAAATAAACCTTCTATGAGTACAGGGCCGGATAAAAGATTAACTGGATTACCTCAAGATGCAGGTAATCAAAATGTAGATACACGAACCGAAAGGAGGACAGGTTAGATGAGTTGGGAAGATATATTAAAAGCAGGTAAAGAAAAAACCTTAATCAATAGGCTAAAAAACATGGCAAAAAAAACAGGAGAAACATTAGGTTATTTATTGATGATGTTCATAATGGGTAAAGGAACTGCTAACTTTGTTAAAGAAACTGGATTTAGAATAGGGCAATTTACAGAAGAAGAAATAGAAAGGTTGGAATCTTATAGACATGAAATCTACCCAAGCCCCGATGATAATTAGGTGATAAAATGAAAGAAGACAATAGACAGAAAGAGATTAGATTGAAAAAAGAACTAGCAAAAGTAAAGACACAGAATGCAAATGAGACTAGAAAGACCACGAAGAATCGTGATTTTTCTGTTGGTGGACTACCACCGGACACAACTCATAAAGCAATAAGAGCATCTAATGATGTTCCCGATGTTATCTTACCCCCACAAAAGCGTAGGGGTAAGAAAGAGAACATTCCATTTTGAGGCGTTACTATGTTTATGAAGGCTATCTTGCACAATAAAGAAGATGACCTTCATTTTCTTTTGAAGTGTTTGGTAGATGAAATAGATGAAGGCTTACTTCTAAAGCAGGATGAGTTTGAAGAGGCTGATAAAAAACTAGAATCGGCTAGAGAAAAAGATGAAGAAACTGCCGCACAAACAGAAAAAGAACTCGCTTCGCATATTGAAAACACAATGGGAGAAAAGGTGGCGGATAAAGACGAAGAAAATAAAATGGTTGAAGCCTATAATAAAATGTATAGCGGTTTCCTAAATTATGTTAAAGATAGATTTACTGACAAAGAAGTTATTGAAAGGTATGAAGGCACAGAAGAACAAAAGGGCAGAATACAATTATTACAAGATGAACTGGATGAGAAAACACCGTTAAGAGAAGGTTCAAGAAAAGCCCCCCTTACTGATGCACAAAAAGAAAACTACAAACAACAAATTGAAGGAATGGAAAAAGAAGTTGCTAATGCAAAGAAAAACATTGCAGATAAAAAGGCAAGAGAAGAAAAAGCCCTTAAAGATATTGAGGATGGTAAAGATTTAGTCATAGACTTAGGTAGTGATTCTCAATTTAAACCACTTACTATTCCTAATGCCGATGTCGTAAGAGCATTGAATGAATATAAGAAAACTGCTAAAGTAAAAGCAGAAGCAAAAGACATACGCCCACCGAAGGCTTCTACTTTAGAAGGTTTAGAAACCCTAGCAGGAAATCCCACTAAAAGACTAAAAGAATTATTAGGAGATAAAAAGGTAAAAGACGCTTTAGGAGATAAAGTTGAATTGGGTACAAAAACTATTTCCGACGCTTTTATTGAAGCAGAAGATAAAGGAAAGGCACTTGAAGCCTATGATAGAGCATTGGGTTTAATTCAAACCGAATTAAAAAATCTAAAAAGACTAAAAACTAAGACTACTACTAAAAATAAAATAGAAGAACTTGATAAGAAAGTGAAGGATTTACAAGGTTTATACAACACTTTCCAAGAAAGAAGAAATAATGTCCGTGAAGACAAAGGAGATAGGTCTGTTACTCCTATGTCTACTACTAAAACATACTACAAAGACCTTAAAGAAGCCATAGAAGATTTTAGAGCAAGTGCTATTACACATAAAGATAACCCCAACAGAATAAAAATAGCCGCAAAAAAACATTTAGATTCAACTAACTTAGGTGATTTTCAAACAGTTCTTGCTGTTATTAATGTAATGAAGGGTAGCGAAGTTAGAGCAGATAAGTTACAAGAAGCCGAAAAGAGAAAGGCTAAACTCAAAACAGAAATAGAGGGTTTGAAAGGGCAAGGCAGAAAAACCTCAAGAAGAAATAAACTTATTCAAGAGTTTGAATCTACTATTAGAGAGATACAAGAGTTACACCAACTTAAAGATATTAAAGAAGGTAAGATAAAAACAAGAACACAGTTAGGAATAGAACCTACTGCTCCTAGTAAACAAGTAAAAACTATGAGCGATAAAGATTTTAGAGAAGTCCTATCGGGAAGTCCTACATCTATAGACAAAATAAAGGAACAGGTAGAACAAGAATTATCTTTGACATATGACCAGTTTAAGGCTGAAGGTGAAAAGAAAAGAAAAGAAGCAATCAAAGCATTAGATGTTGCTTTTGAAAGAAAGGAAGAGAATGATGACAATACTAAAGAATATAATAAAAATAAAGAAAGAATAAATCTTTATTATAGTGATGATGAAAAAGACGGTTCTCTTAGCAAGAAAACATATAATCAACAGAAGAAGAGACTAAAAGTTAGATTGGCAGAAATAAAACAATCAGTGAAGGATTCTGCCGAAGACAAAAAACGACAGTCAAGAACATCAGCAGACATTAAAGAAAGAAAAGAAAAGGAAGATGCTGAATTAGCAGAAGACTTGAAAAGAATTCAACAAGGAAGAAAAAAGCGATTGAAAAAACAAGACATCGTAGATACTTTCTTAAGATATGATATTAATAAAGATAAAAAATTAGTATTAAGAGATATTCCCTTTGATGAAGAATCTAAAGACTATGCTACTATTAAGAAAACCATAGATGAAATACTGCAACTATTACAAAAAGAAGTCAAAGGTTTTGATGCTAATCTTGAAACTGTTATAAAAGCATCATTTGATTACAATGAACCCGATGTATCGGAAGCAGGTAAAGAGAAAAGAAAGAAACTAAAAGAAAAATTACAGGCTAAGAGAAGAAGCCTTAGAGGAAAGAGGGCAGGTAAAGAACAAATAAAAGCAACACTACCTGCTAACTTGATTAAACAACTTGCTGATTTAGAAGATGATATATCGGATTTAGTTATAGAATATTTAACAAAAATGTTTCCCAATTTTACTTTGTCATTAAAACTACCTACCCTCAATGTTTTTCCAGTTGTTGTATATACAAAAGAGTCTGTTAAGTTAAGGGAAAAAGAATTCAAAGAATATGTTGAAAAGGGGGTTGAACGGAAAAAAAGAAAATACACGCCTTTAGTTAAAGAAAAAATAGGTTCGCCTAGAGTAATAGAGGCGAGAGTAGAGATATTTAGTAAGGAGGGTAAGGCTAGTAAGACTAAAGATAACTATGTCAAATCGTCTCTTTCGGAGCATTTTAGATTATTCCCTACTCTAATTGATGATAGCGATAAACAAAAACCAAACTCACTGGCAGTACAAGAAATGTGGGGAGGACTTATTGATAATTTAAATGAATTAAGTAAACTCTCCATAACTAAAAAAGAAAAAGAAGACACCAAGAAATTCCTTGAAGAATATGATAAAGATTTAGAAAATAAATTCAAAGCGTTCAAAGGTGCTAAAACAGATTTACTTAAGTTCTTTGAAGCCATAACAAAATTTGCTGAAGACTATGAAAAACTCGCTGACGAGTATGATAAAGTAGTAGCGCAGATGAAAGGCGGTAAGGCTAAAACAGGCAAGGCTTTAGAAAGTGAACTTAGAACTAAATGGGATGCTTGGATGAAAACAAACGAAGGCAAAGAACTGCCACTGAATTTTATGGGAGTTGAAATAAAAGACTCGGATTTAAAAGATAAAACTATTTCAAAAGAAGAAAAGGAGAAGACACCATTAGACTTCTTTATCGAAAGAATGTCTCGAACTTTAGAAATTATTAGAGAATATTACAGAAGGGCAAAGAAAGTCAATGAAGGCCAAAGACCTACTAAAGAGGAAGTGACTTCTTTAGAAAATGATATTGTGTCTACAATCAAACAGACAGAATCCTTAGATTCTACTAAAGAAATATTCTTGACTAAAGAAGAAAGAGAAGACATCATGGATGGTTTAGTTCATCTAAAGAAAGAAATAGGATTACCAACTCAAAGTGAAAAATCCGTAGATAATTTAATAGATTTAGAACAAGCGTATGAGAATGCATTGAGTAGATTGACTACAAAAGAAACAGAAGAATCCACAATCAAACCATCTACTACAGAACAAAAAGGAACGCCACCATCCGCAGAAGAGTTACAGGCTTGGTTTGAAAATTGGTTGGAAAGAGAATTAAAATTTTCCAACAAAAAAGATTTGAAAGGAGATAAGAAGAACTTACAATCAAAGGCTAAAGAGTTAGAAGAAAGACTAGTCGGTTTATTAGAAGTTTTCTTTGTTAATATCAAAAAGTCTTCAATAGTTGAATTTAAGAATAAACTAAAGATACAGGACTACAAAAGAAATCCACAATCTCTAAGAAGAATACTACTAACCAAAACAGTAAGTGACTCTAAGGCATTTGATAATGTTGCAGACCTAGAAAGTCTAATGAAACAATTTATGGGATTAGATGAAAAGTTAAAGAAAGAAATGGACTTGAATAGAATTTTGGCTGAAGTAGATAAAATAGAAATACTTGCTGATTTTGCAGAATTGCCGAAGAACTTTTCTGAAGAAACAAACGCACTTGAAAGAGAAATTCTTGAAGAAATTAGAGCAGAAAAGGAGGAAGGAAAATGACATGGGATTATTATGAAGAAGGTAAAGAGTTTACCATAAAGAAAGAAGAAAAAGTAAAGAAGAATATATTAGACACACTGGATAAAAAACAGACTAAGCGTTTAAAGAAAATACTACAATCAACACAACCAACTGAATTTTTTGGTCAAGACTTTACTAAGTTAGGCGAATTAATTACTGCACTAAAAGATGTAGAATTAGTTAAGTCCGATAAGAAACTTACAAAGAAAATGAAGTCTATGGATGAACGGAATGTAGATATAGTCGCTTCGGCTACCGAACTTCGTAAGGACTATGAATTGCTTTACAGACAACTAAGAGATTTAGTATATCCAAAGAAGGAGGAAAAGAGATGACATGGTGGAGCATAATAAAAATTAGCGAAGATGCTAAACGCTCTATTATGGATAGGTTTGGGTCTAAAAAGGAAAGAAGACCTAAAAAATCCATAGGGCAATCTTTTGGAACTAAAGGAAAAGCCGCTACTTCGGCAACTAAACCTTGTCAAATGTGTGGACAAAAAAAATCTATGCGAAATATAAATTATTATCCTCCCATGAAAGCACTATGTAATTCATGTGCTAAGTTCAAATATGGGGAAGATTACAAATCAAAGAAGACAAAGATAGAACCGGATTGATAAATATGAGTGAAGAAAATACAATTAATGAAGAACTACTTGAGATAATCAAGGCACTAACTTCTAAGATAGAAAGTTTAGAGAGAGCAGTTTACAATGACGATAACCTACTAATGAAGTCCGGTTTTGTTGTTGTTGATAGCCCTACTCCAAGAATGAACAACGGAACCATTGGTGGTTCTCCATTGAAAGATGTTGGAAATATGGAATGGAAAGACATTCATAAGATGGTAGAAAAAGTAGGTGGACAATAATGCCGGAAAGAGTAACAAGAGAAGAAAAAATAATTAGCCTCGCTATTGAAAAAGCAAGAAAGGCTAAGGAAGAATTAAGCGCAAAAAAGAGAATGAACATAGAACCTACTCAAGTAAAAGAAGTAGATACTAGCGTAGAGGAAGTTAAGATTAAGCGACCTAAAGTACAAGATGCTTCTAAGATTACTAACCAAACCCGAAAAGATGAAGGGTATGGTTTAGCCGGTGAGAGTTTGAAAAAGGCAGAAAGAACAATAGAGCAAGATAATGAATCCTATGCTAGAGCAGTTAAGCAACTCGAAAATGAATTTAAAGTTGCCATCAAAGAGATAAAGGCTTTTGGGAGAGTAGGAGCGTATGCGGGGAGAGAACCTAGTCTAAAGGAATTAGAAAACGCACTTAAGGGCATGGAAATTAATCTTGATAGAAAAGAATACAACAATTCTAGGATAAGACAGGGTAAGGAAAATATGCCAAGTTATAGCGAATATAAAACAAGCCTAGAAACCCCCGAAGAAAGAGCAAGAAAAGTTAGTTGATGTTTCATGCCACTCCTTATTGAGAAGGATAAGTCAATATCCACAGATATTCTAAGACTCTTTGAAAGAACGAGAGTTGCTTATCTTTCAGCAAGAACCGACCCAAAGGAATACGGTTCTAAATGGAGAAACGCAGTAAATAAAATTAAAGAAGCATATGAAATGACAGATGCTCTTTCAAAAGAACTCAAGGATTATATTGATGAAGACTTATTAGAATCAAATGATGTTTCCGACCCAACAACAAACAATGCCGAAAAATTATATCAAGGAATTAAAGCACTAAGGTATTCTTCGGAAGAAGTTAGTGACCCCTTCGCTAAAAAATTCAAAGGTAGTGTATTAGAAGCATTATTAGAATCACCCGAACTTATGATTAAGTTTGTTCACTATGCTATTAGAGAAGATGACAAGGCATTACCTAAAGAAGCCTATTCAATTAAAGACATGAAGCCCGATGATATTACTGAAGGCTTAACTGGACTAGACTTAGAAGTTGATGATGTTGCACTTTACATCATAGAGCATTATGGCGACGATAAAGATTCTAAAAAGGTGGAGTCTAAGGTGAAGGCCGCTATGAATATGCTAGAATTAATATTCTTATCTAAGAATACTAAAGAAGAGTGGCTTGAACTAGAAGATATAGACACAGATGCAGACGAAACTAAAGCCAAGGATGAAACTGATAAAGATAAAAAAACTATCTTGAAAGAAAAGAAATCCGATGAAGAGAAAGCCCAAAGTGATTTTATTATTCCTAACAAACCAATGTATAGGATATTTACAATAGAAGATATGAATGAACTAAAAGGATTTAGTGGAGAATACTATGTCCAAGAAAAATATGATGGATTTAGAATACAACTTCATAAAATAGATAAGAATATTAAAGTCTATGATTATACAGGTAAAGATATATCTAGTAAGTGTAAAGATGCAATAGAAGAATTAGAAAAGAAACAATTTGGAGACTGTATACTAGATGCTTCCTTGGTTTTATTTGACGGAGAAGATTCTCTTAAAAGAAAAGAAGCGGTAGAATACTTAGAAGGAAAGAGAGAAGGCAAGGCTAGAATCCATGTGTTTGACATTATGAGACACAACGAAGAAAATCTCATGGAAGATACATTACAAAACAGAATGCAAATAATGTTCAATAACTATTCTATACATTCTAGTGAAGCCTTAACATTCCCATCTAAAAAAGATACAAGAGTGGCTGATAGTCTAAAGGATGTTGAAGAATATGCTAAGAAGATTATGGAAATGCCTACTGCTGAAGGTGCTATGATTAAAGACTCTACATCAACTTACTACTTAGGAACAAAGAAAAACCCTAAGTGGATTAGATGGAAGCCTTTTGTTGAGTTAGATTTAATTGTACTTGATAAGAAAAAGAGTGGTTCTAACTTTTCTTACAAGTTAGGGGCGGGGCCAGTTGAAGAAGATGGTGAAAAAATAGAAGGCGTAAACTATCTTAATGTAGGTAGTGCTACTAATACTAAAGTTTCAGCAGATGTCGGAGAAGTTGTTAGAGTTTCTATTGATAAGGTAAAAGAAGTTAAGGGCAAGCCAGTTGTTTATTCAGCGAAGATAAATGAAATTGCTGAAAGTAAGGCACCGGATAAGTTAGTTACACTACAAATGCTAATCAACGATACTGATAAGTCTTTGAAATATAATGTAGAAGAAGTAGAGAAAGGTATTGTAGTTTCTGACCATATTCACGGCGAAGCCAATATTATAATCAAAGGAGATATGGATGGTTTTACTATCTATGGATTTGAAGAAGACAATCTAATGGCTAAGAATGCACTAATGGATTTAGACCTGTGGAAAGAACAGGCAGAAGAAATAATGAAAACAAAACAATCTAAACTTACTGTTGCTATATTTAATTTCTTAAAGGAAAAGGGCGCACAAGTACCGAAAGTTGTTCATAATTTCTTAGTTAAAAATCACAAAAAAGAATATCAAGACATACTAGAAAGTAAAGAAAGTCGAGTTAAAGACTGGTTTGAAAACAGGGATGGAATATCTTTTGATGTTAAAACGAAAAAGTTGTTTGCTGAACATGATAAGATATTGATGGACACCATTAAGAAAGAGTATGAAACTCCCGAAAAATACAGAAGTGGTGAGTTTAAGATATATCTTAGAGATGATGATAACCTAAATATTGTTATGAAGTTGGGCGATGAAAGCATAAACTGGATGGTTAGATTAGATAGCAAAGATGACATCTTTGAATTGTTTGGTAAAGCCGGTAAGTTCCCTGCTATTGTTGCTAAGAATATATCTAAGCGTAAAGTCATTGATAGTGGAGATGTTAAATTAGGCGTTCAAAAGGAAGGCTACCATGAGTATTTCTTAGATGGTAATAAGTTTGAAACTAAACTTCATGTTAGAATGCTTGAAGTTAAAGGAAAAAGAATGTGGCTAGCATGGACAGGCTATGAACAAAAACCTGCTGATACTGATAGTGATAGAGGACTATGGAATATTTATGAAGATAAATACAGTAGTCTTGAATTACCTCCAAAAGACGACTAATGGTTTAAAATAACCGTGTGTATTATATATCAAAAGGAAATTTTTTCTTTTTGAGCGAAATGTCATCGGCAGTATTAGCAACGAGAAATGATGGGTTCTCCATCCTCAAGGCTAGAACTGATGATTTAATGATTGGTGGCTATGCTAGCATAGAGATAGTTGATAAGCAAAACGACTTAATCACACTAAAGGCACTTAATGAAGCAGTTACTAAATTTATGGGAGACTCTAAATTTAGAAATGTTATGACAAACCATTCCAATGTTCAAGTTGGAGAAGTTGTAGATTCTTATAGAGACACTACAGGAAGACTTTGGAAATCCGAAGTAGATGATGTAGGTTTCTTTGTAGTAATTAAACTACGAGACGATATAGAAAAAGCCAAAGAAGTTGGCAGAAACATTCGCAAAGGGTCATTAAGGTCTTTTAGCATAGGAGGCCAAGCCCTCCAAAAAGTAAAGAAAAGCCATGAAAACTTGGGTGAGTATAATGAAATCAGCAAGTTAGAGTTGCATGAAATTACTATATGCGAAAAAGGAATTAATCCCGAAGCGAGGTTCGATATTTTGAAACAAGATAAAGGAGACATAAACATGAGTGAAAAACTAGAAAAAGCATTAGCGGAGTTAGATACTTTGCTAGAAGAAGTAAATACGCTTCGTAAAGAAGAAGAGATAGACCTGAAAGAAGAAGAGATGGCTGATGAAACAGAAATGGGCGACTACGGTATGGACAAGGAAGATGAAGAAGACATGGAAATGGCTGATGAAACAGAAATGGGCGAATACCAAGATGATGAAACCAAGGCTTACTTAAGAACTCTTGATGGTGCAGGAAACCAAATTGGAGAACCTGCTGACCGTATTGTTATTAACAACGGTAAGCCAACTTCATCCGATATGCCAGTCGTAAAGGCTTTTGGTAACGGTGAATTTGACACACTAGATTTGTCAGTTGGAAACATCGAGAAGGCTTACGAGGCTTTCCGACAAGAGCAGTTAGAAACTCTTGCTTATGATAACCTAAAGAAATCATTTGAAGCAAGATTCGCTACTGAAATTACATCAAGAGAAAACACAATCGCAAAGCAAAACTATGATGCCGCTAGCGAGATTGCTTCTCTTAAGGATGAATTTACACAACTAAGGAAATCATTGACCGCAGAAAAGGAAACTATTCTAAAGGCTCAAGAAGAATCCGCAGTAAAACTCCCAAGTATGGATGAAATGGCTAACATGGATTGGTCGGACATTCACAAAATGGTAGGAGGAATTTAAGATGACAGGATATATTAATACAATCGCAGACTTAGAAGCAAGCACATATGGAATAAACAATCTACCTGCCGGTAATGCTCTTTTGAAGCAAGCCGGTGCTATTGGTGGAATACACACAGGACACGATGGTTCTCCGGCATTCTCCGGTAGTGCTGTTAGTGATGTATCTGCACTATACAATATTGTTTACGGACAAAAAGTATGGTCAATGTTGAATAGAGAAGTTAATGCTCTTTCAATGATTTCAAAAAGACCTTACAGTTCTAGCGGATGGAGAGTTCTACAATCACGACCTGCCGGTGGAAGCGGTAACTTGTTTACTGTTGATGCAACAGGTAATGCAACACTAGGAGAATTAGGTTCGGATAACCCAAGAGCAGACCTTATTGGTGGTGTTCCTGAAAATGCAGGACTTTCAACTGCGGCTGACGGACTTGGCCCAATTGCACCAACTTATGCACAACTCAACATGAGTCCTAAAGTAGTTGCACACCAATTTGATTTCAGTGAACTTGCTATGGAAATGGCACAAATTGATGATGGTATTGGCGATATTAGAGCGCAAATGCGTGAAGATATGGGTAAGCACCATGCAGAAGTTCAAAACAAAATGTTGGTTATGCCACTAGAGCATTATGGTGAATCATCCGCTATGCCAAATATCGGTAACAACTATACTTCTCTAAACAAGGTTATTACTTCAAGAGCAGAACTACTAGCAATTGATGGCGGAGTTATCGCAACTGATACCGCTTCCGCTTCTAACGCACTAGGAAAAATTTACGGTAGAGAGAGATTTACTGCCGCTTCTTTCCTTGATGCAGAAGTAGACTTTGGTAGTGGATATGCTAGTGGTGATGTTCGTTCATTAACCCTAACAAGACTTAACGATATGATTAGAAACCTAAGACTATCCGGCGGTTCTCCAAAGGTTATTCTAACTGGATATGATACTATTCAAGCAATCGCTGACTTGCTACAAAGTCAAGAAAGATTCATGGATAGAAAAGAAATCGTACCAACCGTAAACGGTGTTAGAGGAACAAAGGGTCAAGAAGTTGGATTTAGAGTTGCTACTTATTACGATTTGCCACTTATTCCTGTAAAGGACATGTGCCAAACAGGTAGTGCTTCAACAAAACTAAGCGACTTATTATTCCTTGATACAGACCACCTATGGCTATCCGTTATGAAGCCAACTCAATACTTTGAAGATGGTATTGCTAACGGAAATCCATTCGGTGTTGGAACTCTAGGTAACAGGGCATTATACAGAACAATTGGTGAAGTAGGATGTTCATTCTTTAGAGGACAAGGAAAAATAACAAACATACAATGAGGTGAAGAAATATGGCATTTAGTTATACAATAGAAAACGAGCAAATATTAGAAGGAAACATGAAGATTGTCTATGGAACATGGAACGCAGACTCGGTAACAGGTGGCGACATCGTTACTGGATTAAGTCGAGTTGATGTGTGTGTTCTAGGACATACAGGTTCAGCAGTAGAAGCGGCGGCGGCAGTTGTCAATGAAACACTACCTTTGGCTAGTGGTTCAGTAACAATTGTAACAACAAGCGGTGATACTGGAACTTTCATAGCAATTGGACAGTAAGGTGATTAATAATGGCACTAACAGTAACATTATTAGCAGACCATAAAGGAGTTACCCGACCAAAAGTTAGTGGTGATGAATATGTGGTTGATGCACTAATAGATATGGACACTTACGCTTCCGGCGGTTTAGAAGTATTGGCTTCAGCACTTGGTCTATCAACAGTTACTCAAGTCATAGTTACAGGACAAGATTCAGTAGTTGGATTAGTTGTTCCCGAAGTATCAGCAACAGGTTTGTATGCAGGAACTACCTCATTCAAACTTAATGTGATAATCGGAACAAGCGGTGCTAACGAAGAAGGCGGTTCAGTGGACTTTGGCTCGGTTAGAGTAAGAGTTTATGGAAACCTTTGAGGTGGCTTGATTGGTAACAGTTAGATTAACTGATAACTCAAAAATCGGTAGACTTAACATTACACCAAAGCAAGAAATAACAAGGAAAGAAGAAGCGACAGTCTCAGTAAAATGGGCTGTCCTTCGTCTTTCCGACCCAAATTATTTCTTTAGTTTTAGTGAAGAAGACCGTGAAGAGTTATTAGAACTTAATGAAAAACTAGTTCTAATGGGTTGTAAGGAAACAGGAAAAGATATTTCAACTGTTAAAGAATTAGCAGACGAACTACTTCCTAAGAAAGAAGTTATTCGTAAGAAACCAACTCCTAAACCTAAGCCAAAGCCTAAGCCTAAAGCAAAAACTCCTTCTAAAACAAAGAAAGAGTAATCGCTACATTAAATAGGTGGAGTCTTTCTCCATAGATTGAACAGGTGATAGTATGGCGGGCATAGGCGGTTGTAGAAGTAGTGGCGTATTAGGGGCAAGTGCGATTGTAAGTAGTGAAAACGCTAAGTTAATTAGCATTCATGCGGCAATTACAATTGCTTCTAATGCGGCAGTTACAATTAAGGTTTTTAATGGAACGGATAATACCGGAACAGAAGTAGCGAGAATACATCATAGCGTTACAGGACATTATAATCTTGAATACGATATGCATGGGGTTCTGTGTAGGAGTGGAATATTCTTGGAAGTAACAGAAGGAGGAACTTCTACGGCCAATGTTTCTGTCGAGTTCAACTGAGGTTTTATTATGGCGGCACTAAGTCAAGACACAAGATTAGTTATGACAATTTTATTTGTCGGAACAGTTAGCGGAGCGAATGTATATTTCTATTCTGCTTATGGATTAAATTTCCCTTACGGAGCATTAGCACATTCTGTTCTGTTTGGACTTATTACGGTGGGTGGAATAATGGTTATGAAAGCATTGTTTGACCTATCACTAAACGATAAGATTGAGATACGATTACTAGACAGACAGATAGAAAATCATTTTCAAAGACTACAAAGAGAAGAACAAATTAAATCTAAACTACAAGATAGTATGAAGCAGTTCGGTACAGTAAGGCGTGAAAACTGGCGAAGTGGGGTCATGGCTACTGAAGACTACGACGATAATACAATAGGAAATGAATTCTTAGCAACTATACAACAATAGGTTGTGGTTGATTGGTCTTTGGCGACATAATGGGCTTTAGTGAGTCCGACTATGTATATAATCAAAGTCGGGCGCACTCGGCAGATATGTTCTTCATAAAAATGAAGATGTATTTTTGGGGAAGTTGTGTTGGATTATCAGCATTTTTGATAGGCAATATCATGGGAGTCTTTGACATCAATATAATGGGTTGGATTATAGCGAGGGCAAAAGATATTTGGGGGCATTAAATGTCCATAATGACGGGCTTCGCCATACTAGTTGGTGAAGCAATAATAGGCTTTTACAAAAAAGTTCATGCAATTAATTTTGGAGTTTATGGTTCTACAATGGTTGGTAAAACAACCCTAAGCCACCAACTTAGAACAAGGGGGGAAGTTCCCACAATAAAAGACAGAACCGTTGGTTTACATAGAGCCACTAGAAAGAATGTTAAGATTGATGGTAGTTCTCACACAATTAAGAGTGCTGACTTGGGAGGGGAAGCAATCTACTGGAAAGAATGGGTTAAAGATATGCAAAAGCGTAAAGTAAGATATATTATTTTTATGATAGACCACAGGCATTTAGATTCCCCTTCTAATTTAGACCATCAACTAGCATGGAAATTTTTAGTAGATACTATTGTAGCAGATAGATGGCCTTCGGGCAAAAAGAAAAAAGAAACAGACTATCCTATGGCAGTTGGTATATGGGGAAATAAATATGATATGTGGGGAGAGAAGTATAAAAGTGACAATCCTATAGACAAACATGAAATATTTGAACCTTTTAAGTATGGAATGAGGCAGTTAAATGACAAGGGAATACCTTGTTTCAAATATATAGTATCGGCTAAGTCCGACCCTGAGATGGTGTATAAAGGAATAACCACTATGATAAAGGATTATTGAGGAATGAAAGATGTATCAGCAACCGAATTTGATAAACACGCAACAAGCAAAGAACGCTTTTTTACCTAAACTGCAACAATATAGAGCAGTTGGGCCAATTGAAGATTATAAGTTTGATGCGTTAAAACCAAAGAAGCAAATGAAAGAAATAAGAAAAGTATTGTTACCGGAAAAGAAAAAGGTTCTCTTCATAAGATATGGTCACAAGTTTAACTTTAAAGATAGATGTGTAGTTTGTGGAACTCATCAAATTTGGGAAGCAGGAGATTACTTAAGGCCACCAATACCACTAGATAAAGTAGAGAAAGGAAGGCCACTAAGAGGAACTTACTGTCAAAAACATGCGGCTATCCATAAACAAATGGAAATGCTACAACAACAAATATTAGCAGATGAACACGGACTAGATTTTAAAGCGTTTATTCCTAAAGCCAAAATGCCTAATATGTTAAAAAGACAACAATTAAACAACTTAACGAAAGAAGATGTTATGAGGTTGACTAGCATGGGATGGACTATAACGCCACCAACACCGGCTACCGATGCAGAAACACAAATGGCAGAAATAGTTAGATTGATGGCGGAAATACAACTAAATACAGAAAGAGTTAATTATCTAATTAAAGGAGAACAGGGTGAATGATATGGGAATTTTAGGAACAAGTAACGGAACAGTCTTGGCATCAGTACAAGCACAAAGCGACCAACAATTCAAGAATGTAAATAATTTACTTTCTTTACAAGATAATCATGTTGAGGAGTTTTTTCAATATCACGGTCAAATGTTTTTAACACAAATAGAGAAACTTATGGAAGATGTTGTGGAAAGAGTAGTTAGTAAGATGTTGGCTAAATTACAATTCACAACTGATTCTACAACAGGAATGTTAAGAATACACAATGATGCTATGAGAGAATTTGAAAAGATAACTCAAGAAAATATTGAATTAGACATTCAAAAGATATTAGATGCGGCAATCAATACTGAAGTTGTAAATCAAAGAAAGTTAGCAAAACAACAATACTTAGAATCTCAAGGATTTAGCGGTGGTGGTGGCATGCAACAAATGGCACAACCAACAGCAGGTATGGCAATAGCAGGACTAACAGGACAAACTCAACAATATCAACAAATGCAAGGTGCTGTGAATAATGGTAGTGGCTATCCTATTCCACCAACGGGAACTGATAATTATGGAAGACCATATTGGATAGATGCTCAAGGACAAATGAGTTACGAACCTCCACAAAGCGGATTAGGTTTAGGTAGTGCTATACAAAAAGGTGCGGCTTGGGCTAAATGGTTAATGTGAAGGTGGTCTTTTGAAAGTAGACATCTTAGGTGGCTCTATCCCAAATTGGAGCGAAGATGTTGCTTTAGAGTTTTTTAAAGAGTATGTAGTTGTCGGAGTTTTAGATAAAAAAGAACAAGTTAGATTAGGGGATAATAATGAAAACGCTAATCAAATAAATAACATATTAGAGTTAGATGCAGTTAAGCAGTATAACACTAATACTAAGATAGTGGATGAATATAAAAAAACATATAAGCAGGGGTTAGATAAACTAAAAAATACTCCTATTAAAGAACTCATTGAAAATAAACCAATTAAGCCAAAATATGAATCAATAAAAACCATTGAATCATTAATGGATAAAGCACCTAACGAGTTAAGTAGAGCAGTTGTGTCGAGAATATTAGAATCTCCTACCGATGAAAAAGATACTAAGATTGCATTAAAAGAAGGTATTGATAATTACGATAGTTATTTTGATAGTTTGTATAATGTTACAGAAAAGGTAAGCAATGTTAAGAATGGTAAGAAGATTACTAAAACAGTTACATTAAATGAAATGAGTAATTTTAGAGAGGGTGCTAAATTTAAGAAGTTAGTAGAATTAGGTTTTACTAATATAAGTATAAAGGGAGAAAATAAAGATGGTCAAAGTTATAACTTGATTGAGGCCGTAGGTAATCAAACTAAAGCAGGTGATATTACTAGTAGGAAGGATGGCTTTAAGTCTAAAAAAGAAGTTACTTCGGGAGGAAGAACATTCCAAACCCGTTTCGCCATGACAGATGATAGTAGAGGAACTACAGTAAGAGGATTAGACTTACAAGAGATACCACTCTACTTAATTAATAGACGGAATAATAGTTTAAGAAAAATAGAAGAGGGTAGTTCAATAGACCCTTTAATTTTAGAAGCGGCTATTAAATACGATAGAGATAATCAAGAAGAAGTAGACACCTACAAGTTTGTTGATACAATTCCAAACATGCTAAAAGGTTTAGAAAAAACTATTCTCAATGAACTTAGAAAAGAAATGATAGACATTGAAAGAGATTTAGAAGATAAAAGTATTTACGAAGATAAAGAAACTGAATCGGGAAGAAGAATAAAAGAAGGCTCTAAGTTTGCTCCCGAACAAAGCAAAGTTATGGGTTTAGCAAAAAAGAAAAAGGTATCAAATAAAGTCGCTAAAGAAATAGTAGAATTGCACAATAAGTTAGAGAAAATAAAAGAAGATAGAAAAGAAAAAGAGGATGCTAAAAAGGTCAAAGAAATTCCGTTTGAAGAAATAATAGGCATCGGTATGAGTGGAATAAACTATAGTAATGCTGAAGATATTACGGAAAAAATACCATACCAAGTATTCTTTAAAGGTCAAAACAAATCAATAGAAAGCACACTATCCGCAGGAAATTATGTAGCAAGCATAAAGGAAGAGATAATAAAGAAGAAAGCAGAATTCTTGGACAAAGAAGAAGAGGATATATATTCCGATACAAGTGCAAAGATAAAATCTATGAAAGTAAATGCAGAATTTACAGACGGAGCGATTTATCAAAAATCTAAAGAGTTTCTACAAAAAGTGTTGATGAGATATTTAAATGACTTAGAGTATGTTTTTGATATTGAGTTTATTGTAATTAAAACCGAAAAAACTACAAATAAAGGCAAGACAAACACGACTTACAATTTTAAGAGACTCAACGCTAAAAGAAAACAAATCATATTCAAAGGTGGCGGCCTTAATCCCATTCCAAAAAACAAAAGACAAACTACCAAAATATTAGAAAGCAAAACTAATATCTCTATGATAAATACATTTATTAATTCTATTAGAAGTAGGGTTGATACACTAGAGAGAGGAATTTAATATGGCAATAGCATCATCCCCAAGCGACTACACTTCTATTGATGTAGATTATTCAACAGGAAAAGGCTACTATACGGACAAAGGAGCAGTATCGGATATGCTACAGGTTCCTGCTTTTAGTGGTTCTACTTATCCTTCTCAAGCACAAGTAGGTTCTATAATAAAAACAATAGAAGGTATTGTAGATGAAAAGGTAAAAAGGTCTTATAGGCCAATCATTCACAAAGATGAATACCATAACTTTGAATTTATGAATCACCCAATGCAAACTTACTACGGTGGCTATGTTGGTTTTGTTCAATTAACTACTATGAAAGTAAAGAAGATAGTTTCTCTTAAAGTATGGCAAGGAAATAGTTATTTAGAATTGGCATCGGCTCAAGCAAGCGTCACACTACACCCCGATGATTTTCATAGGCTTAGAAGCATAACATTACAATTGCCTAATAGCGGAGATTCATTTATTTTATATCACCATGCCGAAGGTGCAATGTCAGCACACAATACATTCGATAGTAGATTTGGAGCAAAGACTACTGCTAGAGATATTTGCCATTTAATTAATGAAGAATTCCCTGCTAATACTGCTCAATTTACAGGAGCAAATAGAGAAAAGGAGAGAACTTCTTCTCCTAATAGTCTAAGTATAAGTGATTTCTTTTATGCTTCTATTGACCCCGATAATGGATATAGAATTAATATTTCAAGTTTGTTAGCGGGCGAAGACGGTTCGGGATGCACAATAACACTTGCAGATAAAGCAGGACAAGACTCACAATCAACTTCCGAAGCATTTACAGATAAACAAGATATGAAGAGATTAGGAAGTTTTTGGAAGATAGGAGATGAAGGAAGAATATTTTTCTTAAGAGATTATCCATATCATACTCAAAATTCTATAATAGCAACTTATGTTGCGGGTGATGGTAGAGTTCCTTCTAGCATACATAAGGCTACAACAATGTTAGTTGCGGCTGAATTATTAAGACACGATGACCAAACTATTATGATTGCTGAAACTGGTGGCAATATATCTACTAAAGAAAAGTATGATATTTTAACAACTGAAGCCAACGAAATCTTAAAGGGCAAAGGCGACCTCGTTTACTTATTGGAGTGATTATATGTCTTGGATGAATATTATTCATAAGGCCAAAACAATAAGACAAGAAACAGCACCCAAAACAGGAAACAGACTAGTACCTACTTCATTATTAGGTGGCTTACCTCCTAGGGATGTTCCATCACTTAATGAAAATGTGAATAGAGATAATAAAATACAAGACCAAATTAGAAGAAATATAGAAGTAGAAACTAAAAATGTAAGAGACAAAATAGCGGAACAACAGTATTTAATTCAGCAAGAAAAGCGTGGAGAAAGAATACTCGCTGACGGAACTAAGGCAAATACTAGAAACAACCCCGCATATATCCGAGCAAGAAATGATGAAATAAAACGATTAGACGCAGAAAAAGGTAGAATAGAAGCAGGTGTTAGACAAAAATCTGGTTTAAAACAAAGGCAAGCCTCTAAGTTAGCAAGAGGTGGAAAAAATAATTGGAAAGATGTGTTACGAACTGAAGGAAATAAAGCCCCTGCTCAAAGTGTAAGGCAAACTACAGAAAATGTTCCTAAACCTATGGGTGATGTTGCACTACCACCCGTTGAAGGACAACAACCAACTAAAGACCCATTAGTAGGTTTTGCTCAAGAAAGGGGCTTAATGCCTCAAACCACGCAAAATGTTCCTAAACCTACAGGTAATGTTCCTATAAATAAACCTCCTAGTAACTTGTTACCTAGAGATGCACAAGGTAATGTTATATCTGCAAAAACTCCTACTAAACCAACTCAAAATGTTGAGTTACCTAATGTTCCACAACAAACTCAACAAGAAGTTACACAAGAAGCAACACAACAGGCTTCACCACCAACTCCTCAACAAGGACAAAGAACTGGCCCACCTCCTAAAAAAATGACTACAGCGCAATTAAATCAACAAGCACAACAAAGAAGACAACAACAATCTAACAATCCTCCTCCTCCTCCTAGCGATGCTCAAGGTAATCCTATTCCTCCAAAAGAAATTCCTAATCTCAATCAACAGTTGATACAACAGAATAAAAGAATGAATGAAAAATATTTACGGGAGTTAGGAAGAACAGCAACAACTCCTAAACAGCGAAGAAAGGATGCTAAGGCACAGACTAAACAACAAAAGGCTCAAAGAAGACTGGCAAGAGATAGACAAAAACTAGAAGAAAAAGAAGCAAAGCGTAAAGCAAAACAAAATCCTAGAGGCGGTGGACAACTAGTTCCTAGAGGAACTGGGCGTAGGCAAAATCCGGCATTAGTTCCTAGAGGAACTGGGTTTAGACAAAATCCGGTATTAAGGCCAAAACAAACTGGTGTAAAAATAGGAAAGAGCGATGAACTTTCAAAATCAATTAAAAACATACTAAGGAGATGAGTTATGTCTAGCAAACAATTAGTTGCAGACTTTAGAAAATTTGTAGAAATACAAAAAGAAAGACAAGCGGCGACGCAAGAACTTTCTCAAGTATTAGGTATTGATGTATCTTTTAGTGATGAAGAAGTTATTGAATATGCAATGCAATCATATAATAAAGTCCTTAAAAAACAAATAGCGGAGGATGTTTTGAAATGGATGAAGTAAGTTTACTTATAGATTTGGTTTCAAGTAAATGGAGTTCTTCTGTTACTACTTTAATTAGCGAAGGAAGGATAACTGCTGACCATGCAGGAACTCCTAACTTTGTTGATGTTAGAACACTACAAAAGAATAAGGGAGTTAGATATGACTTAACTGCTAAAGATGTAATTATATTCTTTGAAGATTCTCAAAACATAACTTACCCAACAATACATTTTGATTTAAGAAATGAAACGCATTCGTTCACAATGCACATTAGAACGATACATGATGAAAGAGCAGGAACAGATGCTAACTTCGGCAAAGACAGGCTAAAGGCTTTATACTTGATAGCCCGTCATACGCTTGAGCGAGGTCGTAAAGGTTATACCGCAAGTGATGGTTCTAAGTTTAATCAAGTGTTTGTAGGTTCAAGAAGCGAAAGTAACGATAGAGCAAAGAGGTTATTTGGTTATAAATTAACAGTAGAAACAAAACGATTCGCATTAACACTCCCTTAGTAAGTAAGTAAAAGGAAGGAGAGGAACAGCATGGCAAACACAGATATATTTTTAGGAAGCGGGGCAAGTATAACATTTATACCAGAAAATGATTTATTTTTAGGTATAGGATTAAAAGACGGCGGAGGAGCATTAGACGGTTCTGCTCAAAGCGTAATACAAGTAAGCGCAACCTTTGATTCCGATTTTGAATTAATTACTAACTTGTATAAAGGCTGTCTTTTAGAAAGATATAATACAAGTGATGCCTTACAATCCACTCATAGAATAACATCTAATGATGCTAATTCTGTAACAATAAGTCCTTCTGCTTCAGCCGCTTCTACTGATTATTTTATAATTAAGTCATATGGCGCACCTGTACCTGCTCCGGTTTCTACAGCAAAGAGACTACTTTCCGACCAATGGTTAGGTATTCTTGAAAGTGCTACTTTCCCAACTAGTGAAGTTGAAATGAAACAACAGAACCTTTCTCTTGGTGGGTCAAGAAACTTCACTTATCAATACAAGGGCATTACTTCTTTTACCGGAGGTAACTTAGGTCTTGTAGCAAATCATGGAGCATGGCTATATTATTTCTTAGGAAAGTGTACTACACTAACATGCAGTACGGATGCTTTGACTACTGCATTAACATTAGATGCACATAGACAAACATTACCTGATGCGGGAGATAACAATAGTTTCTTGATTCGTTCCATAGATGCGGCTACTCCACCGGCTGAAGTTACGGTAGGCGATGATAAGGTTATTGACGGTATTATAGAAACAGGGCCAATATTTAGAAGAAGTGTTGGTAGTAAAATATGCCCACCTATTACTCCTTTTGAGGCCACTGATGCTCAATTAGACTTTTACCATAAATTAGATAGGCCAACTGGTTCGACTA